TCATTCCAGTAGTGTCATAACCTCTAATATCAGAGAATGGAAGTAAAACAATTTGTTCTTCATCCATTAATCTTTCTAATTCAATTCGACTTCCTATTTTACTTGCAAGGACATTTCCAATTTGTGAATCTAAAAGTTTTTCATCTTTAGTACCTGGTAAATATCCTAATTTAGCAGAATTTTTTGTAGCAACTGTATTACAGAAAATAATAATTTTATCAATTTTACCACGCTCTAATTGGCTCATTAAGTATCCAAGAGATAGGTATGTTTTACCTGAGCCCGCAGGTCCTTTTACCAGAGTTATTTTATTATTTGTAAAGCTATCTGCGACAAGGGCCTGATAAATATCTCCTTTAAGTGGTTTAACTTCACCAAACCATTTAGAATTAAAACTTCTAAATTGAGTATGACGATATTCAGAACCTGTCCATACGGCAGAATCAACTGGTTTTCCATCTTTATTCTTTACAATAATATATTCATTTACTTTTAAATCATAAATATTCTCAGTAGGATTAGAATAAAAATCAGACATCATTTCATCATCCATTATAATCTCTTTATATCCACTATAGTCATCTTTTGGAGGATACATAGACATAATACATTGCACTGGTAAAAATGCGGTAGCTGTAACTTTTAAAGTTAAATCATTCGTTACAAAGAAAAAATTTTCTCTTTCGCTTATTTTTAAATTATTAAAATAAGAATATGCGGTTGCTAAAATTTTAATATCATTATTTATTTCAAATCCTTTTTCAGTAAAAGGATAAATAAAAAATGTTTTATATAATACAACTTCATATTTTGCGGGATTCGCATTTAAAAAAGATAGGATTTTTCTTGCAATATATTTAACTTCAGAATCTTTAGAAGTTGATGTTTTAATCTTCTCAAGTTCCGCTAATGTAATAGAAGATATGATGAACTTCTCTTCTGGCATAGTTTCAAAGTTATCTAATAATGCACATGTGTCATAAAATTTCATTCGTCTTCCTCTTCTTCCTCTGGTTCATTATTTTGTACTACAAACCCGATAGCGTGTGTATTTTCTGGCTCAAGTTCTTCTGCCATCTTTTGGATTTGTATATTATATTTAGAAATTGTCATGTTTAGTTTACCTTTGGCAACCTCTAAAGCAGTGACAATTACTATTGTTAGAGCCTCTATTACAGGAATTATTAATTCAATAAAAATTATTCCTAAAATAAAAAATATTAAGTTTTGAATCATTCGTTCCTCCTTTTTAACTCCTTATATATATTTGAAAATAGAGAGATTAAATTGAAGGTTTTTGTCCTACATCGTCCTTCTTTGTTCTATTGGCTCTAATTTTTTGATAGAATTTTTCTTTTTCAGAAATATACTGTTTAAGTTTTTGCTTAGTATGAGTTAGTAAATCACGAACTGTATCTAAGTCAGATTCTACTTGATAGAAGTTTCTCTGCAAAGACCTATTTTCGTAAGATTTTGGATTAAACTTTTTACTATACTTCATTTCATCCATCACTTTTTTTAATGCTTTAAAAGCTGGCTTTAACTCATTATCACGAATATGAGTGTAATATTTAATCTCTGCTCTCCATAAAGCAATTTGATACCCAGTTTTTTCATTCGCCATATCCATATCATCTGGATGTACGCTGGCAATACCTGTAAATATATTATTTCCATCTGCTAAAATGCAAGTTGCAGTTTTAGTAGTATCATCCCAGTAGAACTTAGGTTCTTGTTTCATATCAAGTCCTCCTTATATTATATAAAAATATTATATCACAAAAATAAGGGAAAATCAAAAAGGGGACATTTTGCTAAAAAAAATTGGTGGGTGCGATTTTTAAGCGGCAACGACCGCTGAGGGCGCCTACGAGCCCGAATTTTCTGGCACAAAAAAAAATAGAGTCTTTTAAGACTCTATTTCATCTTTTCGTTTGGGTTCCCAGTTTTCAAATTCATCCCAGCCCGCAAACCAGTATCCTAAATTTTCTTCAGTATAAGATTTAAAGGGACAACCAAATCTTCCAAATACTTCATTATTTTCATTTGGTTCTCTGATAAATTTAGAGTTTAAAATACAAGGACAATTTTTCTCAACCCATTCTTTTGGAGCTGTAACGCAATAATTTAATGACATATCAATTATTGTTTCAACTACAATAATTTTATTTTCAATTAACCATTGTTCATTTCTAAAGTTTAAATTATCAACATCTAACCAAGTATCAAATGGTTCGCAATCTGGACAATCTCTTCCTGGACTCCAATCATTAACTTCAAAATAAATAATTTCCATACTTAATCCTTTCTATAAAAAAAGGAGAGGCTTTAAAGCCCCTCCCCAGAAATTACTCCTCAGTCGGAGCAACAACTGTATCAGCGTTAATAGTTACGCCTTTATTTGCGGCTAAGTTACCACCCATAAAACCAGCCAGAAGAGTCTTCAGGTCGATTCCAAGAGATTCGCTCAGTCCTTCAGATACCTGAGTTACATTGGTCATGATGTCGCCGGCAAGCTTAGAGGTGTCTCCACCAAACATCATAATCTTATCAACATTTGTGTATCCCTTACCAACAGCTTCAGCAATTGCCGGTAACTGCTCGAAGTATACTTTCAGTGCCTGTAATTGCATATCCTGTTTAGCAGCTTCACCATACTGCTTCATAGCCTCTGCCTTCTTCTGAAGACCTTCAGCCTCAGCTTCAAGTTTAGCTCTAATAGCAGCAGCTTCTGCTTCACCTTTTGCCTGAGCTGCAGCTGCATCAGCTTCACCCTGTGCTTTTACGGCTTCTGCAAGAGCTTTTTTAGCATCTGCATCTCTCTGTGCTTCTGCAAGAGCAGCTTCTGCCTGTTTTGTTCTCTCGAACAACTCAGCCTCAGATTTCTTCTGAGTCTCATACAGTTTAGCATCTGCTCTCTGCTGTACTGCATACTTCTCAGCTTCAGCAGTTTTCTTAACTTCAGCTTCCAGAGCACGCTCTTTGATAGCAACTTCTCTTTCTTTTAACTCAATCTGTTTTTCCTGACGAGCAATATCTGCTTCAGTAGCAGCAACGTCTCTTAACTGACGCTGTTTCTCTTCCTCAATTGCCTGTGCCGCATTAGCCTGAGCTTTTGCAGTATCAGCAGTCTTTTTGAGGTCTGCCTGCTTCATTTCAAACTCGTTGTTACGAACTGCGATTTCCTCAGCTGCCTGAACTTTAGCATCATTAGATTTCTTTGCGTTGGCTGCTTCAGCAACAGCGATTTCTCTCTGTGCATCAGACTTAGCGATTGCCGCATTCTTTCTAATCTGCTCAACGTTATCAATACCTAAGTTATCAATAACGCCACCCTCATCAGAAAAGTTCTGAACATTAAAGGAAACAAGTTCAAGTCCGAATCTGGCAAGATCAGGAACTACATTCTGCTGGACTTTTTCGCTAAACGCTTTTCTATCAGATACCATCTCAGTCAGTTTCATCTGACCAACGATTTCACGAATATTACCTTCCAGGAGGTCATTAACTCTTTCTGCAATTACTTCACGTTTAACATTCAAGAAGTTCTGAGCCGCAAGTGCAATCATTTCATCAGTTCTTCCAACCTGTACAGAAACAGTAGAATCAACTTTTACGTTGATGTACTCTGCTGTTGGAACAGCGGTACGAGTTTTTACATCAATCTGAATCGCACCAAGAGACAACTTATCAAGTTTCTCAAAGAAAGGAATCTTAATACCAGATTTACCGATCAAGATTCGAGGTTTCTTGTGCGGACCAGAGATGATATAAGCTACATCCGGTGAGGACTTTACATATCCTGTTGCAAGGATTACAATCAACGCCACTGCAATGATAATTACAGGGATAAATGGAAGAATTGAACTTAAAATATTCATGTACTTAACTCCTTTTTCTCATATAATAATTTATTTAATTTTCAAGGTTCAACAATGATACTCATATTTTACTAACCAATATTCTTTGCCATCTTCTTTATAAAGAACAGCATGGTCATCATATGACGTTGTTACCAAACTTTTAAGTTTTTGAACAGCTTCATTTTTATTTCTATAAACTGCATTTTTATGAAAAGTTAAATTTCCATGATACCCACTTGATTCTTGCGAGTCATAAGCAAAACTGTTTAAATCTCGTAAAATTTGGGATTCTTTTGTAGAGCTATCATAACTCTTATACCCAATTAAATGACTCATAGCATATCTTTACACTCCTCATATTTATTTTTTATATCTTCAATAACTGTATCAAGTGAAACTGGATAACAATTATGAGAATCAACTCCTACATGATACATAAAAAAGTTATCTTCATAAAAATTAATATTTTGATGTGTATGACCAAATAAATTTAAAGTCATATGATGTAATCCTGAATCATCAACATTACCTGTCAATGTTGGATAATGACTCATATAAAAATTATATTTTCTATATTTTAAAACTGTCGAATATCCAAGGCATTCAAGACCATTTTCTTTATAAAGATTAACTCTTGTATTTGTATCATGGTTTCCAATGATAAAATACTTTTTACCATTCAGCCGTTTTAAACATTCGAGTCCATGTTCGTTATCTTTCAGCATTAAGTCGCCTAAGATATACACTTCATCTTCTGGCTGCACCAGCTCATTCCATCTTTTAATAATTTCTTCATCATGATCAACAATATTCGGGAAACCTCTTGGTTCATAAATGAAATCTTTATCATGACCTAACCAAAGTGGAGATCACTTGTTACATAAATCATTCCACTCATTTTATTCTTCACCAACCTTTCTCCATATTCGTCCTCCTACAGTTGAATACCGAGAAGAACCGGCGATACATTTTCCAATACTTTGTCTATCTATTTTTTCCATTCTTGCTGCTTCACTAATACTTTCATAGTAAACAATATCTTCAGGATTATCTTTTTTTATACCATAAATAGCAGTTCTCCTTTTTCGAGTTTTCATTTTTGGAATAATCACTTCATTATTTTCATCTAAATAACGAAAAATTAATCCATTGCAAGAATAAGCATTTCCATCACAAATTCTTTTAACTGAAGTAGCTCTTGCATCTCTATCCCAGCCTTGTTTTTCAGCTGCATCATGAAAAGAATCATAAATTTCTAAAATTTCATTTTTTTCATTTACTAAAGCACATTTTTTACTAATTTCTTTAATATGCTTTTGAGTATTTTCGTGGGCAAGAGAATTTGATGTTGTACAAGTTGTTTGATTATATCCATTAGGTACTAAAGAGTTATAATGAATAATTTCATAATGCTCATAAGCCTGCATTTCTTCTATTGTTGAAAAATCATCTTTTAAAATTTCAAAAGAAAAATTTTCAACTCCATATTTTCTAAAAGCTCTATATAATGGATAATTATATTGAAAATTATTCTTATTAAAAGCTGTATTAATATGGTCTCTCCACCTTTTATTAACCTTTATACTGGAGCCAATATAAATTTTATTATTTATTTTATTGGTAATTTTATAAACAGTTTTCATATATAATATACTCCTTTTCCTTTTGTTATATTATATAAAAAAGAAAAATAATATATTATATATTTTTGACCTACATTTTAGACATTATGACCAAAATGAAGGTCTGAAGTAACATAAATCATTCTACATACTCCTTATCAGCATCTCCTACAATCAGAATATGTTTGTAGGTATATTTTTCATTGTAGGTTGGCTTATCAAAAGTATAAAACATTCTTCTGATTGTTCCTCTTGGAACATAAGCACGTCCCATTCCTTTTCGATTCTCATTCTGAGCAAGAATCTGAGCAAGTGGTAAATTAAATACAACTGGAATAATATCTACTCCATCCAAATCAAGTCTATCAAGAACTCGATTTCTCGCTTTTTCACTCAGATGAGTTGCATCTGCGAAAACTGCAATATCATCAGTTGCTTCATTTAAAGCATTTTTAATTCTATTACAGAACTCATCAAAGACATCATCTTCATATTTGAAGATGTTTTTATCATCTTCGTTTAAAAACTCAGCTCTTACTTCATCTCTTGACACATGTACACACTTGTAAGTTGTTGCCTGTGCCATTTCCTTCTTGACGTAAGTTGTCTTTCCCGATCCCGCTGGACCGCACATAAGAAAGAGAATCTTGTGCTTCATCTTTATACACCCCATTTTCAAAATTTTCTTTAAACTCAAGAACATCTTCATATGATTTACATTCAATATGATTTACTTCTTGTTTGCAGAATACACAGTACATTTTTTTCCTATGAAATCTACCATGCTGATGACTATTACGACGTGGTAAACTCATATTCTTATGACCGCAATTCATACAATAAAAATCATTGATTATCATTTTTCCATTTCTTCGTCCCATTAGTATCAATTCCTTTTAATTATTTATTACATATATATTATATAATATTTTTTATAAAATATCAATTAAGATATTTTATTGAGTATCGGAAAGGATTTTTAAAATCCTTTCCTTAACTTTCTATATATATTATATAATATTTTTTATAAAATATCAATTAAATATCAATTTCTGCATCTAACATAAAATTTTCAGCCTTAATTTTTTCCCAAGCCTCTTCTCTTTTCTTTTTTCGATGAAAGATAGATTTAACTTTCATAACTTCTGATATTGCTTCTGCACTGACCATAGCGGTAAGCATTGACCATTGCCCATCACAAGCTCGTCTATTAGCCCATTCAGAGAACTCGTCAAATGTAACATTTTTCATTTCTTTCTTCATTTTTATCTCCTTTGCATAATTCCAAAAGGATTATCGCTATAATAATCTCCTTCAATTTGCGGAGCATATTCATTACAATGGGTAATGATGATTTTTTTAGAAAATCTTGTATCAAGTTTAACTTTTTCAAAATCATTGTCAATTCGAGTAATTACATCACTTTTTTTCATTACGCCATATCTTAATCCGCCCTGGAAATCATTATGTACATTTGTTTTATCAAACATTTCTGTATTGATTTCTTTTTTCTGAGCTTCCTGTTCAATAGGACCGACCCCATGTCTGGTCACATATGAACGTGTCACATAACAAGCATCAACTGAAATGTCTTTTTTGTCTGCTAAAATTTCAAAAGGATATGTTACTCCTGTGCGGGAAGTAGTATGCCAAATATCATCATAATAAAAATCAAGCCCTAATCCCTGACCATTCTCGAAGATAAAACTATCAAATTTATTATAAAGATTATCAAAAGTGATAATTTCATTTCTTTCAAGGAAAAATAATATATCACTTCTAAAATTACAAATTAAAGACTGTCTACCAACAGAATGTTTATCAAAATATTCTCTATAAGTAGTAATTTTATCAAGCCGTACTCCACGTTTAAAAAGAATTACAAGGCAATCTCTCCAGATTTCTTCCATATGAAGAAGATATTCTTCATCTGTCCAGCTTGCAAAATCAGCAACCGTAAAATGAGTTTTCATTGTAGGGTCACCATATCTATCCTCAATAGCACACCAGGAACCAAAACCGCAAGAACCATATTCTCTTTCGCCATTCTGCTCAGCAATCCAATTTTCTGTAATATGGTCAATCATCATATCAAAAGGGGTAATTACTTTTGCTTCTGGATCAACATATCCTTTTAAATTCAAAGGAAATAAATGTTGTTCTAATAATTCATAATACTCTTTTGTATAAGTCATAGGATGAATAAAAAAGGTTTTCGCAAAAAAAGTTGGGACTCCTTCTGCGGTTCCGCTTCCAAAATGATGATATACATGCCGTAATTTAGTTGTATAATCAACTGTATGACCACGCTGAGCCGTTCCATTGTGAAAGATAACTACTGGCTTTAAGCCTCGATTAAGAGCATCTTCACAAAAATGATTTGTTACAAGACCTTTTCCTTCATCACCAAAGTTTGCTCCAATAACAATTTTACTTTCTTTCATCTTAATCTAACCTTTCATCACCGTATTTATCTACAAAAGTTTCAAAACCCATTCTCGCACAAATTACATCAAGCTCATCAGTTGTCTCTTTAACAGAATCTTTAATAGAATAAATAATCCAATTATATTCCTGCTCAACAGTTTCATCTTCATCATTTAATCCAAAAGATTCAGCAACATTATAAGCCATTTCATAGCCGTATTCATTGGCTTCTTCAATGTCATTTACATCTACAACTTGACAGTTATAAATTCCATGCAGCCCTTGATAAGTGCCTTCAGTTGCATAAATATAAACTCTCATAAAAAACACCTTCCTTAACTTTCTATATATATTATATTATATTTTTAATAAAAAATCAAAGGAGGACTATTGTCCTCCTTTTATATTTTAAATATCCCAGCTCACTTCAGAAGAAGCTGTATCATTGTCATTAATGTCAATTTTGACTGGGCCAGTTTCAAAAGCTGTTCCTGTTTCATCTCCATGACTAATTACAATATCTGTAATAATCTTTGCAAGACCATTTAAACCAGATACAAAATAATGGTCATTTCCTACGAGTTCTTTCCAAGACTCATCTAAATCTGGATGTCTGCTGCACAGCCATTGATAAGAGCTTTCTTTGTCATCAATGGAGATATGATAAACATCAAATTTATCAAAAACTTCTTTCTTTAAATCTCCTGTTTCAACATCACCCTGAAGAGAATCTCCTGTGCAATCAGCTAATCCCCATTTTGGTAAATAAGGATTCGGCTTTTCATCTCCCATTGTAATGATAATGCCTTTCTGACCCCTGTCCCAGCAGTCAAGTTTACAATGATTTAATCCCATGTACCAAGCGGCTGTATAAGATTCAAAACTATTACCACCGCCACCGCCTTCAAAGTACATCTTATCAAGCTGCTCCGCAATTCTAATATCAGATTCAAACTGAGACATCTGAATTGGAGCTCTATCATAAGCAAGATCTCCAATTCCCATTACGCAGAACTCAACATCTTTAATAGAATTATCTGCATAAATATCAGTCATAATCTCATTCAGTTTCTTAGCAACCTGAACTGCGGCGCCGCCCATAGAACCAGTTACATCAAGTGCCAGAATAACCGGAACTGTATGCGGATGTTCATCAGAGTCGCAACATTCACGTATTACTCCTTTTGGATTTAACGCTGTGTCAAGTTTACGAGATGTATAAAACTCCTGTGCTGAAAAAGCCATTGTATCAAACTCGTCAAGAGAAACTCCCCTTGAACGAGATGTATAATCACTAAACGCCTTGGTTGTCCAACTTCCTCCACCCATTAGTCTTCGTCCTCCTCATCATCATCTGCGTTAATCACCGGAGCATCACCAAAATCAAAGGCTCCATCAAACATATTCTCAAACATGTTTCCACCATTTCCCATCATCATAAACATCATAGGATTCATGCCGCCCATATTCATAGAGCTGCCTGTATTATTTCCATTAAACATCTGGCTCATCATCATCATGCTCATCATAGAGGACATAGAGCCATTGTCCTTAGTCATATTCATAAACGGACTGAAAATCTTACCGTAGCAGTATGTTTTTCCCATAAACACGTGATGCTCTGGAATAGTCTCCTGAATGGTAGAATCTTTATAACTGAAAGTCTTAATGGAATTTTTTCCTACCTCAATAACCGCTCTTGGCTCGTTATTAACCAGGATAATATCACCAACAGCAACTTTAAATGTAGGAACTACCCAAAATGCTCCATCCATATCAAAAGCGAAATTATCGCAGTTTGTAAGTTTCATTGTCTTAACATTGAAGGTTTTGTAACCATTCTGCACTTTAATGGCAATTTTACCATTGGCGCCCATCTTGCAATAGCCTTTTGCTACTGGCTTAAACATTCCATTAAACATATTTCCAAAATCAAACATATTCTCCTCTTTCCTTTCCTGTTGCTCTTTTTCTGTATCTCTGACAATAGCCCAATGATCCATTATATCACTTATATTTCTTAGAGTCTTATCTAAGATTTCTGAAAAATTTGGATCATCAATACCGAAAGCATATCCATTTTTTATCATTTCTTTTCTTTAACTTTCTATATATATTATATTATATTTTTTTTATTTTATCAATTTACATATTACTTATCCTCATCATCATAACAGTAAAACTGTTCATCAGGATCTTTTCTTACAGAATCCATGCATCCATTAGGAACTTCAAGAGCTTGAACTGGAGTTAAATCTCCATATAACTTTTGATACCAGCTTGGATGATAGCATTTAATATAAGCAGGGTCACCTACACAATCCGTATATCCTCTCGGACATACTGGATTATATACCCGAAACTGAGAGTACTGAGGTACTTCTGCATATATA